AGCATTTGGAAATCGCTCATGTTCACATGATACGACGCCGGGTGCTTAGCCTACACAGCAAACAGACAATCGATGAATCAATTAAAGTTTGGAGGGCAGAGCAATGAAAGTTTTGTGTGATTATTGTGGGGAATGGTTTGACAAGAAACCGGGTAAGGTCAAGGCTAAAAACTATTGCAGCAAGGAACGCCGACACTTAGCAAAGGTTACTTTGGTAAAGTGCGACAATTGCGGTAAGGAGTTTGAAAGATGGAATGGCTATGTATTTGGGCACAATTTCTGTCGTGTTGAGGGTTCTAAACAGTTCACAAGTCAGAGAATGACAAACTATAACAACATCCACAACCCAACGGCTATGACACCCGAAAGAAGATTGGCAGAACGTAAAGCCCATTTGGGCAAAGGAAAAGGTAAGACGTACACTAAGACTTTTGGCAGACATACCCACCGAGTCGAAGCCGAAAAGAAGTTGGGAAGACCATTAAAGCCGGGCGAAGTGGTACACCACCTTAACGGGGACAAAAGAGATAACAGACCAGAAAACTTAATGGTTTTCGCCAGTCAGAAGTTACACGCCAAATGGCATCAAGAGCATAAGAACGATGAAGTTTAAACCATATAATTATCAGAGAGCTGCAATTCAGTGGGTTTTAGACCACCAACGATGCGGGTTACTACTGGATATGGGGCTTGGGAAAAGTGTTATTACACTTACAGCCATACAACAGTTGATGGACGACTGCGAGGTTAGCAAAACATTGGTGGTAGCACCGAAAAAGGTAGCGGAAACCACATGGACAACCGAGGCAGAAAAGTGGGATCATCTGCAAAGCCTGAAAGTGGCAAAGGTGATGGGCACAGAGAAGCAGCGTAATTTGGCATTGGCATCTAAAGCAGACATCTACGTTATTGGGCGTGATAGTTTTGTGTGGCTTGTCGGCAAATACGGCGGACAGCTTCCGTTCGATGTGTTAGTGATCGACGAATTGACGAGCTTCAAGAGCAGCAAGAGCGAAAGGTTCAAGGCCATGCGCATAGCTTCACCGTCAGTAAAGCGCGTCATCGGACTGACCGGAACGCCTGCACCGAACGGACTCATCGACCTCTGGGCGCAGATGTACTGCGTAGACCAGGGCGAACGTCTGGGCAAATCGGTAAGCAGATACCGTGAAACCTACTTCGAGACCCACAAGTGGAACAACATCGTGGTGAGATGCGACGTGCGTAAGGGCTGTGAACAGATTATCCGCAACAAGATAGCAGATATTTGCCTGAGCATGCAGGCCCGGGACTATCTGCAACTTCCGAAGATGATAACCCATACGGTGAAAGTGCAGCTTACGGACAAGACCGCCAAGGCATACGCGAAGTTCGAGCGCGACAAGGTCCTGGAGTTCAAAGCCGAGCATGGCGAGGAACCCACCAACGTCATGGCAAACAGCGCTGCAGGGCTGATGAACAAGTTGAGTCAGTTCGCCAACGGTGCCATCTACGACGACGACCGACAGGTGCACGAGATACATGGCGAGAAACTGGACCGACTGGCAGAAATCGTCGAAGCCGCCAACGGCAGCAGCGTACTGGTGTTCTACCAATTCAAGCATGACATAGCAAGAATCAAAGCGAAGCTCAAGGGGCTCAAGGTGGTGACCTACGAAGGAGAGGAAGATCTGAAGCAGTGGAACGCCGGCAATATCGACGTGCTGCTTGCCCACCCTGCAAGTACTGCCTTCGGACTCAACATGCAGGAAGGCGGCCACTACATAGTCTGGTACGGAACCGGATGGAACCTTGAGCTGTACCAGCAAGCCAACGCCCGACTCCACCGTCAGGGCCAGAAGCATCCGGTCACCGTGTACCAGCTTCTGTGTGCCGGAACCGTTGACGAGAGAGCCAGCGCAGCGCTGGAAGGCAAGACGGGCGTACAGCAGTCGCTACTGGACAGCCTAAATTATCTATTACGCAAATATGAACAGACGACGAAGGATTAACGTCTCCATAGACTCAGACACATACAACCGGCTGCTACAGCTCCAAGAGCGGCACGGCTTCAAGACCTCCGGCGAGATAGTGGCTGCCCTTGTGCACATACTACTCGACCGTCTGGAAGCACCGCCCGACAGAGAGTATGACCTGTCAGAAGATGAAGGGGAGTATATAAACCGAATGTTTGAAGACCTGGGGCTCGCCCAGAAGAATGATCCGTAAAAAAACAACAAAACGATTATGGCAAAGGATATGGAATACCAGCAGCTGATTCATGCCGGCAAATGGCTGAGGCTGCGCAAACTGATACTGACACGCACTCCCTTATGCCAGCGCTGCCTCGCTGAGGGGAGGACAACAGCCGCAACCGAGGTGCACCACATAAGACCCGTTGAGGAAGCGATAGCCTTCAGCGACAAGCAGCAGCGCATGTACGACCAAACGAACCTTCAGGCGCTATGCCACGACTGCCATGTGAGAACACACACGGAACTTGGCAGAAGTGGCAAGGAAGCGACGAAAAAACGAAATGAAAAGCAGGTGAAACAGGTCATAAAGAGATTTTTCGAGGGGAAGGAGGGGAATTCTAAGGGAATTTTAGGGGAAGACCGGGGGACCGATTTTTTAAGGCAGGGGCAAGACACTTAACCTCGCCCCCACCCTTTTAAGTGCATGAGTAAAATTTTGGATTTGCGGAACTTTTGGCGAATAGCGCCTAAAAAATGAAAATAACGCCAATAAAGAGAACGATATGAGCAAAAGCGTAGAAGACTACCAAAAAGAGATAACACGTGTGATGAAAGCACACCGGACCTATACGAAGGCACTGGACATGCAGATACGCAGCCTGGCAAGCGCCCTGCGCAACCTCGACCTTGCCAATCAGCAGATAGACACGCTTTCGGAGGTGACGGTATGGGAGACGACGAGGTACGGTGAGAAGCTTGCACCGCACCCCGTCTTCAAGATAGCCAAGGATGCACAGGACATGATAACACGCCAGATGAAGGCGTTGAGCCTGACGGTCGACGACCTGGCAGGAGAGACAGACGAGGATCCTCTGGCAGACCTCACGAAGAAATTAGTCAAGAAGCGCAAAGCGCCTAAAATCATAAAGCCGCTTGAAGAGGATGCGGAATAACAGTAGCAGCTACCTATGACAGAAGAGGAAAAAGACAGATTGCGCCAGGCGAAGGAAGACGTGACCCAACAGCTACGGCATACGAATATAGACCGCTACCGTCTTACGGAGGTGGACGGCCGTCTGGACAGCTACGTGCGCGAAGTGGCAGGAAATCCGGACGGGCATAACCTGTACGAGCAGCTGGCGGTGGCCCACTTCTTCCGCATGTGCGACAAATACGGGATCAACGCTACGGAGGTGCAGCAGTTTTACGACTTCTACGAGAGTCTGTACTTTCCGGGCAAGAAGGGGCAGCAGCGCTATGAGCTTACCCCCGTGCAGTGTTTCCAGTTTGCCGGCATCTTTGCTTTCTGGCAGGACGGCCGGCGGATAGTGCGCGAGGCGGTGCTATTTGTGCCCCGTAAGTTCAGCAAGACCACCAGCACGGCATCATTGGCCATATATGACGTGCTCTATGGCGATGCAAATGCGGAGTGCTACACCGCCGCCAACAGTGCCGACCAGGCTAAGAAGTGCTTTGACGTGATACGTGGCTGCTTCCGCAAGCTCGACCCTAAGGAACGCCGCTACCTGGTGAACGAGCAGACCATCAAGAGCCGCCGTCGAGACCGTAGCGCCTTCGCCCAGTGTCTCACCGCCAATGCGAAGACGAAAGACGGCCTTAACGCCTCGACGGTGATAATGGATGAGTTCAGCCAAGCAGCGGACAGCGAACTGCTGACCGTGCTCACCACCTCCATGGGCGTGCGTGACAATCCACTGACGGTGATCATCACTACAGCTTCGGACGTTTTCGACGGCCCGTTCTATGAGATGCTGCAGGGCTACAAGTCGGTTCTTCTTGGTGAGTATGAAGACGACAGCCTCTTTGCCCATATCTTCGAGCCTGATTTGGACGATCCAGAAGACAGCGAAGAGACATGGCGCAAGGTGCATCCGCATCTGGGCGTGACGGTGAATCCCGACTTCTATCAGCAGGAGTACAACAAGGCAATGCGCAACGGTGCGGAGGCGATGCTGGCGTTCCGTACAAAGCTACTCAACATCTTCGCCGAGAACGAGCAGCGTAGCTGGATAAGCAGCACCCTGGCACGGCACATATCAAGACCAATGCTACTTGATGCCATAAAGGGCAGACCAGACGCCATGGTGGCCCTCGACCTATCGGAAAGCGACGACTTTAGTGCAGTGACAATGGGCATCTACAGCTACGAAGGCAAGAGCTTCAGTTTCCACACGGCCTACTTTTTCCCCGAAGGTGCCTTGCCGGGTCACCCGAACGAAAAGCTGTACAGAACCTGGGCGGGCAAAGGTTTCCTCACTCTGACAAAGGGCGACGTAATAGACTACCGTGCCATAGTAGACTATATTCTGAGGCTAAATCAATGCGCGCGAATCCTTGGCATAGGCTACGACCCATGGAAGAGTCAGGAGGTCATCAACATGCTGGCGGCGTCAGGGGCAGAAAACGTGATAAAGGGCGTGCGGCAAACATACGGAAACTTCACGGCCCCGGTGGAGAGTTTCGAGCACGGAGCCAAGACGGGCCGTATCTTCATCAACGACAACCCCATCAACGCCTATTGCTTTGGCAATGCCGTGCTGGACACCGACAAACTGGAGAACTGCAAGCCCGTCAAGCGCAAACAGACACAGAAAATTGACGGAGTGATAACAATGCTGATGTGTCTGCGCCTATTCATTGACTACGAACGTTAATCTTTGCTAAATATTTAAGAGCTCGATGCCATTATAAAGGCTTTCGGGCTTTTATTGTTAATATCTACTAAAAATGTGGTACCAAAAACCGCGTTTTGCACGGTATGTAGAAACATGTTAGAATTATATGGGATTATTTCAATACCTAAAGCGAATGTTTAGCTATGAGGCCTCGGTTGGAAACGGCAGGGTGGCGGCACCCCGTGTGGGTGGCGCTGCTATGCTGTATCCGTCCGGCTCCAGTCCGCTGCATGTAGCTACGGTTTACCGCTGCGTGGACCTGCTTGCCAACAGCGTGGCTAATCTTCGTTTGCAATATATGCGCAGAAAGGGCGAAATATTTGTTGAAGACACAAACAGTCGTCTGCATTACCTTCTGACTGTGCAGCCGGACACATATCTGTCGGCTTTCGACTTTTGGCGGCAGGTAGTCACTTATATGCTTTTGAAGGGTAACGCTTATATCGTGCCCGTTTATGACACCCTCACCATGGAGATTGCCCGACTGGCACTTGTAGACCCAAGCTGTGTGGCGCATGACACTGTACACGATAACGGACATGAGCGCAGGGATAAGCGGGACTTTTGACGAGGGGGAGGTCATCCACATCAAGAACTACACCCGCGACGGCAAGATAGGCATCTCTACGCTAACCTATGCTGCCACCACTCTGTCCATAGCCAACACGGGCAATGCCGAAACGCTTAGCCGCTTCGAGAACGGCGGCAACGTACGAGGTATCGTATCCAACGACACAAGCGTACGCGGCTTCGGCGAGTATCAAGACGACCAGTTGGAGGAGACCGCCAAGGACTTGGACGGCAAGTTCAGAACCGGACAGCGTATTGTGAGTGTTCCCGGGCAGGTGCAGTTCAGTCCGTTGTCGCTCAGCAGTACGGACATGCAGTTCTTGGAGACACGCAAGTTCACCGTGCGAGAGATATGCCGCTTTTTCGGTGTGCACCCTTCGTTCGTCTACGACGACACGAGCAACAACTACAAGAGTGCTGAAATGGCGAACGTGGCGTTTTTGTCAAACACTCTCAACCCTATCCTGCGCAAGATAGAGAATGAGCTGCACCGCAAACTGGTAGCTCCTACACTATGCTGCAAGCGCCGTTTTGAGTTTGACCGCCGCGATCTGTATGCATGCGACCTTGACAGCCGGGTGAAGTATCAGGCGAGCACCATAGCAGCAGGCATCTACACGGTGAACGAGTGGCGCAGGGCAGAGAACAAGGAACCGATAAAGGGTGGTGACCTGGTGCTTGTCAGTGCAAACCTCAAGAGCATCGATGAAGTGGCGAACCCCACCACCGGCAATGAATACTCAAACAACAGCGAAGAAGATGAAACAGGAAACAAAGAATAAAAATGCGATGGTGACGCGCGAGCTATACACGCCCGCGGAACTACGTGTACGAGAGGCGGGAGAGGGCGAAGCCCCCAGTAGAACCATTACCGGCTACGCAATCCTTTTCAACACTCCGAGCGCCCCGCTGTGGGCTGATGACGAGGAAGAGGCGCGTGAAGTGATAGCCCCGGAGGCGGTGCCCCGTGAACTGCTGGACGGTTGCGACTTCGAGATGACGATGTTCCACAACCGTCAGTTGATACTGGCACGCAGCAAGAACGGCAGCGGTACGCTAAGCTATACAGTAGACAAGCGAGGCGTGTCATTCAGCTTTGAAGCCCCGAACACGGTAGATGGCGACAAGGCTCTGGAACTGGTCAGACGTGGCGACCTATCGGGATGCAGCTTCGCTTTCCGCACCCACTACTACGATCGTAAATGCGTAGACTGCAGCATGGAGCGCAAGGACGGCAAGACACTGATAACCTACACGGTACGCAGTATCATAAGCATCCACGATTTTACGCTCACCGCCCACCCAGCATACCCGGACACCAGCTGCGCAGCCGAACAACGCGACCTGATAGCCCAACTGCGTAAGCCGGAAGAGTCAAGAGAGAATAACGAGAAGATGCGTGAGCAAGTGCAGGAGATGCGTCGCGCCGCTTCACGTAAACTATAGTTTTGTTTAACAACCTAAAGTATCAAGAATGGACAAGAAAAAGCAAGTAAACGTACGCCAGTTGGTTGACAAGTATCAGACCAACTGTGAGCGTATCAGTGCAATTGCGGACGCATGCGAGTCAGAGAAGCGCGAGCGCACCGAGGCCGAGACTACCGAGTATGAGGCGTTGGCGCGTGAGAACCAGGTGCTCCAGATGAAGATGCAGGCAGCCGCTGCTGCGCAGATGCGTGAGAACCCTAACACCGTAGCCGACGTGAACGCCATTATCCGTGAGAACATGCAGAAGGGCATGCAGACACAGATTATGCTGGTGCGCGACATGGTGATGGTGGCAGATGCCACACCCGGTGGCATTATCCCCGTAAAGGTGCAGGACATCTTAGACCCGCTGGTGGAGGGCCTAATCCTCGATAAGGTCGGTTTGCCGATGCCTACTGGCTTGGCAGGTGACTATGTTTGGCCAGCCTACGAGACTGTAGAAGCAACTATCGCCGGCGAGGGTGTGGCACTAACAGACACCAAGGTGAAGTTGTCGAAGCTTACAGCTTCGCCTCAGCGTATCGGAATCGCCATTCCAGTAACACGCCAGTCGATGATGCAGACCGAGGGCATTCTGGAGATGATCGTCAAGAAGCTCATGCCGTTGGCAGTGGCAAAGCTTCTTAACAAGATTCTGTTCAGCACAACCAAGGTGACAGCAGCCACCACACTGGTAGGTCCGTTTGTCGGTTTGGCTGCCACTGCGACAGCATTCGGCGAGACCCCGACATTCAAGGACTATAACAGCCTTAAGGCGAAGGTATTGGCAGCTGGCGTTGACGGTGACAACCTCTGCTGGGTAATGACCAAGGCACAGAAGGCTATCGCCGAGGCTACACCGAAGGACGCAGGTAGCGGCATCATGGTGTGCGAGAACGACAACATTGCCGGACTGCCGGTATTCACCACCAACTACATCGGGGAGGGCAACATCGGTCTAGGCGACTGGCGCTATCAGCCTATGGGACTGTTCGGTGACATTTCGTTCATTATCGACCCGTACAGCCAGGCGCGTAAGGATGCCGTGGACTTCGTACTCAACGTGAACTACGGCACCACCACTCTGCGCAAAGAGGCATTCGCCCTCGCCAAGGTTACCCCAGGTAAGTAGTAAGAGAGTATCAGCACACATAAAAGTTAACAGCGTTTAGTTATGGCTATAGTGGACTTAGAACTGCTCAAGAAGCATGTCCGGGCAGACGACTTCACAGACGACGATGTCTATTTGCAGCATCTGTTAGACACCGCAGAGCAGTACATATGCACAGCCACCAACCGAACCGGTGACGAACTGCTGGAAGCTGGCGGGGGCACGTTCCCCGCTATGCTGCAGCAGGCGGTATTGCTCATTGCCGGACACTGGTACAACCAGCGTGAGGCTGTAGGCAACGGTCAGATGGCAGAAGTACCATACACCATGCAGGCCCTAATTAAGCCTTACAGAAAGTTAGTGAAATGAGAGCCGGAGCAATGAAGTATCGTTTGAAGCTGTTGCAGCCCGTAGTAAGCACCAACGAGTACGGCGAAGAAGCGACCACCTACGAACCGACACGCACCGTGTGGGCAGAACGTAGGAAGCAAAGCGGATTCCGTAGCGAGGAAGTGGGCGAACATTTCGCTGACTATCGAGCCGAGTTTAACGTCAGGGACGCGCACCCCATAAAAGAGAATTGGCGTGTACAGCAGCTGGACGGTCATTTATATACCGTTACCAACATTGTCCCCAACAAAGACAAGGGCATGAATACTTTGGTATGTGAGAGAGTGAACGAATAGTACTGACTTCTATATGCGACCGAGAATATGAAAGAAACCGTTACCGACATAAACAAGCCGTTCGCAGATGTGTTTAAGGCACTCGACCAGAAGACACAGCGGAAGGCCATGAAAAGCGCCATGCGCAGGGAGGGCAACCGACTGAAAAAGATAGCGGTCGCCAATCTACGCGAGAGCCGCGTGGGACAAGGCACAAAACGCGACCTGTCGAAGGGCATATATGTGCGTACGTATCCCGACCGCTACGGAATGGGCTTCATGGTGAGCGTGAAACCACACGGAAGACACAAAGGCATCCACCTCAACCGTCAGGGTAAGGAGAAACCCGTATTGATGTGGGCTGAGGACGGAACACGCGAGCGTAGAGCCGGACGGCGCATTTCATCATTCTTCGGCAAAAGCCGATTCACGGGCAAGAAGATAAAGCAGTATCTACGCGGCGGCCCGAGGCGTGGCAAGATGAAGCGCTATGCCTATCTTGCCAAGACAGAGCAGCAGACCGCCGGCGGCGTAGAGACAAACCTTTTTAACAGCTTGCAGTCGAACCTCGAAAAGGCAGCAAGGAAGCAGGGGCTATTATAGAAAAAGATTCGAGTTATGGCACTAAAGAAGACATCATTGAGCGCTGGCGCAGTAATACGCGGCATACTGCTTGCCAACAAGGAAGTGAAGCGAAGGACCAACAGTGTTTTCCCCATCGTGATAGACAAAGCGCAGCTGCCTTATATACTCTACCGTCGTGCCGCCTTACTGCACAACCCCACTAAAGCGGGTGCGCCAGGCGCGGACACGGTAAGCATGGAGGTGGTGTGCTATACGGCGCAGTATGCCGAGGGTGTGGAGTTGGCTGAAGCTGTAAGGGCGGCACTTGACTACGCCCATGGCGAGCGAGAGGGCGTGATAATGCGCAGTTGCACACTCGTAGACAGCGAAGAAGGCTACGAAGATGATGCCTACGTGCAGCAGCTTGTTTTTCAAGTAAAGATTTAAGTATAACCGTTTAAAGATTTAATGATATGGCAGAAACTGGATATATCAATGGTAGTGACCTTCTGCTCATGGTAGGAGGCAAGGCTGTAGGCCACTGTTCAAGCCACACGCTTACATTCAACAGCGAGACCAAGGACCGTGCGGTAAAGCCGGCATCGACAGCGTCGAAGAGCCGTGGACTTTGGAAGGAAAAGGGCGTTACCGGACTTTCAATCTCGATCAGCGCGGAGGGCTTCCGCTTCTACGAAGAGGCCGAGAACGGCCACGAGCAGATTGCGCCACTATGGGGCAAGGGCGAGAGCGTAGAGGTTCAGGCATTCAAGCGTGGTGGTGACAAGACACCGTATGTCAAGGGCAAGTTCCTTATCGCCTCACTTGAGGAAACCAGCCCGGCACAAGATGATGCCACTTACAGCGTATCGCTGGAGAACGACGGCGAGCCTGAAGTTTACCCCGGCAAGGCGGCAAGTGGAGTGGGCGGAGCCTAAAATTTCAGAAACCTTATTTTGGTTTCTAAATAAATATGCGTTATGACAAAGATTGAAATCGTAATCGACAATAAGGCATACCCCTGTAGGCAGACTATGGGGGCTATGCTCAGATTTAAGGCCGAGACGGGCAAGGAAGTGACCGAAATTAGCAACAGTCTTTCGGATATGTGCACGTATCTATTCTGTTGCGTAGTATCGGCATGCAAGAAAGATGGGGTTGACTTCAATATGAACTTGATGGAGTTCGCCGACAGCATTACGCCCGACGACCTCACCAAGTGGACGGACACCGTGAACGCTACGGCAGACCTGTCACCAGAGGACACCGAAACGCAGGGCGAAAAAAAAAGTTAGGAATCTTAGAGTTGTTGGGCATAGCCGTTGGCTGCATCGGCGCGCCCTACAATGACTTTTGCGCCCTCACGCCCGAGGAGTTCAGCCATATATACAAGGCGTACAATGACGAGCGGACGGCGCAGTATCAAGACAGTTGGGAACGTATGCGTATGCTTGCGGCAATAATCATACAGCCGTATGCAAAGAAAGGGCTGACACCCCACGGACTTCTACCCTTTCCATGGGAGAAGAAAAAGCCGGAGCATACGAAAGCGGCCCCGGCAGTATCTAAGGAAGATGCGTTAAAGCGTTTTGAGGAAGTGTTGGGAAAAGTAGGAAACGGCTAAAGCCAAGCTTCCCAAGGAACGTTGTGGTATCCTGGCTCATCGGGATGGGTGGTACTCGCCCCGTCAAGGGCAATCCAAAACACTATCGTACTGACGGCAGTGGCGACCAAAGAATAAATATTCAACCCAAATGGCAAGCAGCTTAATATGGAAACTACCAAAGCCAGCAACGCCCAACGAGAGATACGAGCCCAACGTTTACGCCTTTTGTCGTACCTCGTTGGCTCGTCTTCACCGATAATTTCAAAACTGATTTCGGCTTTAATTTCCTTTGGATGTTTTGTTACTTCATTCGTTTTCATTGTGTTGTACCGTTTGATTTCTATCGCAAAGATACAAAAAAATAGCATCTACTTAGTTACTTACGCATTAAAAATATGGCAAAAGAAATAAAGTTTAACATCAAACTGAACATTGACGGCAAAGAGCAGTTGGTTTCCGCTACATCGACAGTGGAAAACTTGCGCGGTGTCGTCAACGCCGCCAAATCGGACATACAGAAAGCCAACGCCGTTTTTGTGAACTTCAACCAACAGGTTATGAAGCTTCAAAACATCAATGGCGCAGTGCAGCAGCTTGCCTCAACGCTTAACAGCGTGACAGAGGAAAGCCGCACATTTGGCGCTGCCATGAACGTAGCAAACACGATGGCAGGAAAGAGCGGCGACGATTTTGCCAAGCTCAAAGGGCAGGTAACCGAGTTGTCGAAGACCTTGCCGATTGCACGTGACCAACTCGCCAACGGTTTGTATCAGGTAATCAGCAATGGCGTACCCGAAGACAATTGGTTGGAGTATTTACAGAAGTCGGCAAAGGCTTCCATCGGTGGTGTAGCTGATTTGGGAGAGACTGTAAAGGTTACATCAACTATCATAAAGAACTATGGTTTGCAGTGGGATGCCGCCGAGAGCGTGCAGGACAAAATACAGCTCACTGCCAAGAATGGTGTAACCTCATTCGAGCAGTTGGCGCAGGCGCTTCCAAGGGTAACGGGCAATGCCGCCACTTTGGGCGTGAGCATTGACGAACTTTTGGCAAGTTTTGCAACGCTTACGGGTGTTAGTGGTAATACTAATGAGGTTGCAACACAGATGGCGGCAATCTTTACCGCTTTGGTGAAGCCGTCGAGCGAGGCGGCGAAGATGGCGCAGCAAATGGGCATAGAGTTCGATGCGGCGGCTATCAAGGCGGCTGGAGGCATGCGTAATTTCCTTACCGATCTTGACAAGGACGTTAAGGCATACGCAGCCAAGAGCGGTATGTTGGAGCAGGAGATCTACGGTAAGTTGTTTGGCAGCGCCGAAAGCCTTAGAGCATTGGGGCCACTTACCGGGCAGCTTGCCGCAAAGTTCGGGGAGAATGTGGATGCCATGAAAGGCAGTGCGGGAACCATTGATGATGCTTTCGGCAGGGTCGCCAATAGTGGGTCGGCGGCATTCCAGATGTTCCAAAACCAAATGAGCGAGTACACCGATGCCGTGGCGTCAGCGGTAAGTGGCATTATGCCAGCCGTGAATATTATGGCGAAGTTGGGAAACACCGCCGTTTCCATTCTTGCGCTCAACAAGGCTTTGCAAATCTTTTGCGGCATAAATACCATTGCCAAGGCCCGAATTATCGCCACCAATACGGCGGCATTGGTATGGAACGCTACATCAGTAAGGGTAAATGCCATCGTAAAGGTAATGTCGGCATCATTCCGCGGTGCAGCGGTGAGTGCCACAACGCTGAAACTCGCCATACAGGGATTGTTAATATCCACAGGCGTTGGCGTAGCCCTCGTTGCGCTTACTGAGGTTATAGCGGCATTTACCTCAAAGTCGGCTGGCGCGCAGACCCAGGCAAAGGACACCGCCGATAGCATGAAAGTAATGGGCGATGCCGCCGATGAGATAAAAACCGCCTACGACAGCGCGCTAAAGAACACATACGCCGACCTCATGGCGAAATACGAGAAACTGAAAGTCGGTTGGCGCACATTATCCACAGAACAGCAGAAAATGGGGTGGATAAAGGAAAACCAAAGTGCTTTCAATGAATTACGGCTGAAGATTAGCGACGTTACAGAAGCGGAAAACATTTTCAACCGCAAGACCGATGTAGTGGTGGAGGCGTTCAAGCAGAGAGCCATGGCAGCTGCCTATGCGGCGAAGCTTACGGCATTGTATCAGAAACAAATATCCCTGCTCGACAAGAAACAGAAGATAACTAAGGACATAGCCAATGACGCGAAGCAGAGTGGCAGACATGCCAACGAAGGTGATGTCGTTCCCGAGAGTTGGCGCAATGACCGCTACGGCAGAGTTGACAAAGCTGGCCAATGGCGCTTTACCAAGATTGGCGCAGAACGCTACAACGGTACTAATGTTTCGGGCAACGCACAAGTTAACGCTGTTGATACGGCATTAACGGCATTGAACAATGAAATCAGCGGTACCGAGAAGCTGCTTGCAGACCAGTTGAAAGCCGCTGGAAAATACATTACAGCGGACAAGCCGCCGGTCAATTTCCAAGCGAGCGCGAAGACCGGCAAGCAAGAAACACAAGCCCCCAAGACCTACGTAGAGCAATTGCGGGCGCAACTGGCGGAAGCTCAAAAGGAAATGGGCAACGCCATGACCATTGAGGCGAGGATTCAAGCAGACGCGAAAGTCAGAGATATACAGTCACAAATCGATGAAGCCACCAAGGGCAAAATCACGATCGAAGCGGAGACCGACCCCTCGTACATAGTACAGGGCAGCGTAGCCGATATGCGACAGAGCAGAAGCAACGCACAGCAGTTAATAGACCAGATTAAACACGACTATGAGGCTGGTATTATCGCCGAAAAGGAGAGCGCAGAGAAGCGGATAGCCGAGATTAACAATCAGTTGGCCGACCTGGGTTTGAAGCCAATAGACGTGCATTTCAAGTCGCACGCGGAGGAACTGCAGGAGCAGCTGAATGACGCCCGCCGTGAGTTTAGTGAAGCCACCACCATTGAGGCAAGAGTGAAAGCCGACGCAAAGATTGGTGAGATACAGCGCCAGATTGATGACGCCACGAAGGGCAGACTAACCATCGAAGCCGAAACCGAGCCCGGATACATAACACCGGGCAGCGCAGCCGACAGACGTCAAAGCTATGTCAACGCCCAAAGCAGGGCGAGCCGTATACAAACCGACTTCGAAATAGGACTTATCGGCAAAGACGAGGCACAGCGACAGATTGCCGACCTCAACAAGCAGATTGCCGACATGGGCGATAATCTCAAGCCTCTAAAACTCGAAGTAGATGCAAGTGGCTTCAACAAGGCAATGGGAGATATAAAAAGCGGTTGGGGAAGCGTCCAAGGCATTGGCAATGGCATTCAGGGCATAAGTGACGCTCTGGAAGGCAACGGCAACGCCTGGCAGCAAGTTACGGGGCTCATAAATGGCTTCATCTCCATAGCGGAAGGCATACAGGGCATCGTTGCGCTATTCCAGATGCTGACCGCGGCGACTACAGCGCATGCAGCAGCAGCGACCACGGATGCAGCAGCGACCACCGGAGAAGCGGCAGCAGCTGCGGTCAACACCTCCGCAAAGAGCGGGGAGGCTGTGGCCAATGCTACGGCAAGCGGTGCGAAAATGCCATTCCCTCTGAACCTTGTAGCCATTGCAGCTGGCGTGGCGGCTGTTGTGGCGGCACTTGCAGCGGTTACGGGATTCGCAACGGGCGGTGTCATCGGCGGCACTTCAACCTCAGGCGACAAGAAGTTTGCCCGAGTGAACAGCGGCGAGATGATACTAAACAAGTTTCAGCAGGCCAAGCTGTTCGGCATGATCACCGGAAAGTATCAACCGCCGACGTTCACCGACCGTAAAATGCCACCCGTTATGATGGGGAATATCACAAGTGATGTGGAGATGCCGAAGACCGAGGTCAACGTGAATCTAAACGCCAACGCCCGCAAGATGCTCGACGCTTTGACGGACGTTAAGCGGGTCACAAAAAAGAGTGGCAGAAACTATAATGTATAAACCATAAATCTATTGTTAATATGTACTTACACGGCAGTTTTCTAAGCCAACGGGGCGACACGGTGACGGTACACATCGTAACCCGGAACGACCGCACCCAGGCGTTAGAGGTAGGCACCGAAAAGGCGGATGTGTATTTTAGTGAGGATCCTGTAGAAATCACGAGTGAGGTAAACGACACCTTCGATGTTCTGCTGCGGCATTCGGCTACTATCAGGTTGCTTTGTGGCAATCTGATAGCCGACCTTTTCAGTACCTCATGCCGTGATGCGGTAGTAAACATCTACAAGAACGACGCCTGCGTCTTTGCGGGATTCATCGAACCACAGACTCTGTCGCAGCCGTATAACGACAGATGGGACGAGATAGAGCTTAATTGTATCGACGTGCTCAGCGCTTTGCAGTACAGCAAGTACAAGAACGTAGGGGCATTGGGCGTTATCTATGCCTTCGTTAAGAATGAGGCAGCACAGCGAAGTCTATACGACATAGCGACCGAGATACTTAAGTCAGTCACCGCCGGCCTTGACATTGTAGGTGGCCAGACAATCAAGTATCTGTATGACGGCAGCAAGGCTATCGACGGACAAATTGCCAACCGCTATCAGATATTCAAGCAGCTTTCAATAAGTGAGCTTTTATTCCTGGGCGATGATGAGAGCGAAGTGTGGCAACAAGACGAGGTGCTTGAGGAACTGTTGAGGTATCTGAACCTGCATATTGTGCAGGATGGTCTGAAGTTCTATATATTTTCGTGGGAGACTGTTAAGGCATCGGCAGACAAGATTATCTGGCATGAGCTGACCGACAATCAAGTGGTCAACACGGCTCAGACATCCGTCAGCATATCGTTGGACAATGTGGCGGACTGTGACACGACTATCAGCATAGGCGACACATACAATCGGTTGCTATTAACCGCCAAGGTGGAGAACATAGAAAGCGTTATAGAGAGCCCCCTTGACGAGGATCTGCTGGACAGCCCTTATGTGAGCAAGCAAAAGTATATGACCGAGTATTCGGCAGACGGTGCAGGTGGCGGTGCCTATGATGCAATGAAGGCAATGGTGAGAGACGAAAAAACTGCCTATGGTGCGGGGGCAATCACTGATTGGTACATTCAGATAATGCGCAACAAGCAGTGGGCATTTCCGATGAAGGGCAACGCCGGCGTTGATTTGTTGGACTACTTCTGCAGTGAAGGCAAGAGCCAGCACGCTTTGCCCGTATGGCTGGGAACGTCGCCCGGAGCATGTATCATGTCTATGGGAAGCGTCAAGACCAACACTGCCCAAGACGACAACAGCCCGACATCGAGGGTAAACATGACGAACTATCTTGTAGTGTCGGTGAACGGCAACGAAGTGGATAACGATGAAACCAAAACATACCCAGGCGAGGCGGACATAAAGGCAAACATACCATATGCCGTGTACACGGGCAACAGCGCCGGTGGCGTTTTCTCACCGTCAGACGACGGCACGACTAACTACATCGTATTATCGGGCAAGGTAATACTAAACCCGATAATGAAGACTACGGGCAAATTCTCTGAGATGCGTAAAGGCATGGGGTCGAGAGAAGGATTAATCCCTGCTTACTGGATAAATACAGTTCCGAGCCGTAACAATAAAAAAGGACGCTATTACACACGCAGATACTGGAGGGCGGACACGCCTAAAGACGAGGTCGCATGGTATGACGGCGTGGATAATGGCCTGTACCCCTATTCGGGTGAAGGCCCGGAGCAATATGAATTTAAGTATAGCGCCATAGGCAACCGTACGGACACTATAAGCAAAATAGCGGTATTGGCGTGTATGCTGATTATCGGCGACAAATGCGTTGTAGAAACAGGAACGGAGGGGCAGGCGACAGATTTTGTTTGGCAGACATACAAGACACGTGAGCAATGCGGTAGCGACGACGAATACTATCAGCAGTGCTTTACTATCGGCTTCGACCCAAAGATAGGCGACAAGTTGGTTGGCACGGAGTTCAGCTTGCAGAACAACATCGACTACAAAATGGGCATTGACGCCGAGGGCATTGCTATACCGATCAAGAAAAAAGACAAGGTGAGCGGACAGGTCAGGTTTATGATATTAGGACCCGTAAACGCTACATGGGACGTTATCACACGCCGTCACCCTACCTTTTTCCGGCATACAAAATGGAGCTCTACAAGCGTGCCGCTACTGGCGCATGTAAGCAGCATACTGGTTAAGGCGTTTGAGGTGAAGATTTACAGCGACAACGGGCTGATAAGCGATGGCGGTAGCGGCAACGACATTGTCTACATGAGCGACACGAAGGAGGCCTTTGTAAACGTAAAAGACGACCTGGAGTTTAAGATAAACTCAGCTCTGACAGCCGATGAGTGCCAGAAATTGGGCGTAAGCAATTCGGTGAAGTTGTCAACGCCTCTAAATATGACGACGGGCGACGGGGTGCTGGAGGTGTACGACAGGAACGGGGACGTGAGGGCAAAGCCCGAACAGATATATGTGGACAGCTATTATAACGAATATCATAAGCCACGTATCGTGATGGAACAGAAGCTTATGGACAGCGAAGACGTTGTCGGGCTTTTCAACCATTACCGACATGAGGCTCTGATGAAGGATTTTTTTGTACTTGGAATTGGCAGGAATCTCATTGAGGGACGCGCCGACCTAACATTAAAGGAGATAAACATATGATTGATGTTAAACAAATCGCTAAGCGAAAGAACAGTGGCAGCGGAGGATCGTCAGCCAGTGGCAGCGGCTTCGGCCCCATTGGCAAGATTGCCGAAGAAGCGAAGCACGCAGCAAGAGCTGATAAGGCGGCTTTTGCAGAACAGACGGATTATGCTAACCGCGCCGGGTATGCAAGCCGTGCAGCTTATGCGGACGCGGTCGGCGATGTGGGTGAAGACAGTCCACTATATGATCATTTTCTGCGTAAGGACAAGGAGGATACGGCGCAGAAGGTGATTCGCTTTATGGAGGGCTTGAAGCTGGGCGACGGCGAGATGGGGCTTGACGCTAAGGGCGGGGCTGTGCTGAGTGACGTCGTGGTGGACCGTGTGCATGACGCTAAGTCGACGCCGGCGGACCGCGTTATGGTTGGCGCTCAGGGCTTCGACTTGTACATGGGTGCTGACGGCAAGAGCCACATGTATGTTGATTACCTCGTAGCGCGCGCTAAGTTTTTTGCGGCGAGTGCGGAGGTGCGCAAGGTGTCGTATTCGGGTGGCACTACAGTCTTCTCGAATGCCGGCTCGACGATTGCTAAGGTGACTTATGTGTTTGACGCTGCGGGCAAGAAGGTGATTGCCTACAAGTGCTACGCTCTGGCTGATGACGGCACTACGAGGACTGCGAACTGGTGGCATGTGGGCATGATGGCGCTGTGCCAGACCTTCAACGTGAAGGCTGGCGAGACGGAGAGTCTGCAGAACCGCTACTACTGGCGCATGGTGATTGGTGTGGGTCAGGAGACGTTGGAGGACTCGAAGCTGTATGACTATGTGATTCTGTCGAACGTGAGGGAGTTTGAGGGCGGCGAGGCTATGCTGCCGAACAAGGGCGTGAGGGTGCTGGCTGACGAGACGGGCAGGGTGCTGCGCTGGGGCGGTGTGGCTGTGGCTACGGCGTATGACGGCGAGCTGGTGTCGATGGCTGAGCTGTTTGCCAAGCAGGAGGGCAGGACTACTGACGACGGGGGCAACGTGATTGCGCAGAGGGTGTTCTACGGTTATGAGGCGGTGAACGACGGTGAACCGGATGTTCCGGCTGCGGGCGATGTGATTGTGCAGGTGGGCGACCAGATAAGGTGGAAGAGTCACGGCAACGTGATTAAGCTGTCGACTTCGACTGAGGACAATGCTGAGGACAATGCTGAGGACACGGCTCCTGCTATCACGATGTATCACCAGATTGGCGCGCTGTGGGAGACTGGCGCTAAGGACAGCGTGGGGGAGCCTATCAGGAATCCGTATCAGTGGAAGGAGGTGACGTGTGTGATATCGCCGGAGGATGTGCTGATGAACGCCCGGAGGTTCAAGTTGTTTATAGGCAGTCCGGAGAACATCATTGAGCCTTTTGTGGTGACGTATGAGCTTGTGCCAACGAGCAGCACGCTTGTGAGGCATGATGACGGCACTACTACGCCGAAGAGTTTCGGTGTTGACGTGATTAAGCATGTCGGCTCGACGAAGACGGTGTTGGGGGCTGCGGAGTATGACGTGAAGGCAGAGGTGACGTATGACAACGGCACTGAAGAAACAATTAGCGGCTTGGCGGGTTTGAACGAGTCGGTACTAAGACGCGTGAAATCGCTGAAGCTCAAGGCTCAGGCTGCGGGCAAAACTGACGTGCTGGCTTCTTGTGATATAGCCGTGATAAAAGACGGCAAACCGGGCACTGACGGAGCGGATGGAGCGGATGGTAAACCTGGTGAGGATGGCAAGCCTGGCGCTGACGGTGCTGACGGCGTTGATGGCAAGGATGCTACTGTGATAGTGATTAATCCGTCGGTATTGTCGGTAGATACAAAAAAAGACAGCAGTAGCGATCCTTATGTTGACTGCTCGGGCGAGGCTGTGAAGGCCACTGTGCGCATTGAGCGCAACGGGGTGTCTATCATCGGCGAGTGTGACAGATATGAGGTGGTTGACATGATGGGCTGCTCGGCGCATATCGCTGACGGGGGCACGTCGAGGATGCGCATAGTGGTTGACTCTATAACACGCGACGTGTATATGTTGGGCAGCACTAAGCGGTATATCCCCCGCACTACGGCTACGGCTACGGTGAGGATTCATTGCACGACGAACAACAGCTATTATTACGCTACGCTGACGGTGAATGTGAATGTGTCGGGGCTGTGGAGCGAGCTGACTATCACGTCGGAGAGTCTGTCGTCGAAGTATACGGGGATTAGCAACAGTGTCGAAGGCATGAAAGGCGAACTGAAGCAGTATGACTCGAAGATTGAGCAGACGGCACGTAATATTGCGCTGAAGGTGTCACAGACGGCTGTGGGCAGGAAGAATCTGCTTGTGGGGAGTGATTTCAGAAAACAATCAGACAAGTGGGCTGGTAACGACAGTTACAGACCATATATATCAGTTCTTAACCAGTACGGTGGGTGTAATTCTGTTGTACTGGAGAATGGTGCCAATACGTATCATGGCTTGGACTTTTTCAGAGTCCCAGTCAAGACTGGCAAATACACTGCGGGTGTTATGGCGAAGTTCAACGGCAAGCCTGAGTCCGGCAGCTTCGCTATATACGTAGCACGTAAAGACGCTGCTGACAAACAGATAGGAAACAACAGCTGGATACCAGTAGATGTTAGCAATGTGGTGGTTGGACAGTGGTCATTATACTCAACGTCGTTTGACATTGAGGACAAATGCAAGCTTATAGACTTATGCTTTGTATACATAAACAATCCTACAGCTTGGTTCGCACAGCCAATGTTGGTCGAGGGCGACGAATATGTAGGCTGGTCGTTGTCGGAGGATGATGTGGACTCTATCGGTGGCAATCTGCTTGATAATACTGATACGCTGCAAACGGGTGGTAACTTGGTGGTAGCAAATGGCAATCTATATACTGATGCGAACTCATATAAAGGCTTCCCGACAAGGCAGGTAAATCTTCTGAATGCTTCTGACAATAACCGTGTTGTATTGCAATGGGATTTGGAAAGTGGCGATGTGGTAAAACAAGGTCAAGATTATATGCTTTCGTTTTGGACTAAGGGTAAAGGCGTGTTTGACCTATTATTCTATAAAGATGGCAATCAGAACATATTTGTTGAGAAGAGTAATGATTATGGAGGTAACACATCGACTGATACGTATGGTACCGCGACGATAAAGTTCAAAGATGATTACTCTTGGCAACGATACTGGGTGCACTGGAGAGTGGTAGGCGGCAATCTTCCTAAATATGTGTTGATACGCTGCAACAAAGGCACTGATATGTATGTCTCTCAGCCTAAGCTGGAGTATGGCGCTACGGTGACTGAGTATCGTGCGACTAAGACTGACTACATAGAAGACAAGAGCTTGACTGGCAAGCTGCTTGAGGCGGGTATGGACATTTCGTACAATCAGATTACGCTGACGGCTGACAAGACTCTGATAAGGACCAATGACGGCAGACGGGTAGCGTTGTTTGGCAAAGACGGGCTAAACGCTTCGCTGGTAAAGGCGCAACGGCTTGAAACGGAGGGTGCAGAGGCGGCTGTGAAAATCGAAAATGGTATGATTGCCGTGCTGGGGCGCGCTGGTGTGCCTAACATCAAGTTCGGTGTAAATAGCGACGGATATGCTGTGATGCAGTACTATGACAATGCCGGCAACTTGCTGTATGACTTGGGTCCTGCGGGTCTGGCGAAAATTCAGATACAAAAAGCTTCAATGACCTTTACGGAATGGATAGATGTGAGAGGAACTAATTTGACGGCGCCGTATATTAAGAAAAAGACGTATAAAAGTAGTAAAGGCACATATAGTCTTGATTTTGATATTGCTGACACGGAGGCAAATGACAGATTGCTGTTCGGTAAATATACTCAATCCGGTACGTTGGTGTCAAAGAATTTGGGCTTTACACAATTGACGCATTTATATCTGTACAGTGCCCCACGTGTCGATGGCGTAATTGTTGCGGATGATGATCAAAGCAGGGGTCTGGGTACGTTGGAATTGACTAAAGCTGCAGACGGTGTCTATTTTACACAGCAGACATCTCTTGCTGCGAATGGCAGACTTACAAATGTTGCTACTGGTCCGTATATACCTGCTGATGCTAAAATCAAGGATAATATGCAAGGTAATATCTTGCTGCTTGATGGTACAGAGGTAATGATGATGCCACGCTGCTACTTTAGCGGTTGGATGAAGCAGGATAAGCTGACTGCATACTTGAAGCCGGTCATAACAAGACTTGAAATATTCAGTTGGCAGGAAATGCAGATTAGTGCAAATAGCGGCTTGACGCCGCCTATACAGCAGTAGATATAAGATAAAAAAACATTGAGATATGACAGATTATGAAATTGTAGACGTGACGAAGCTTCAGAAGGCTGAGGGCGTAAAAGATGGTGACACGCTGCTGCTGATACGCCAGCAGGGCGACGGCACGAGTATATGTATGCGCACTGACGGCGCACAGTTTAAAGGCACTGACGCCTATGACGTGGCGAAGGCTAACGGCTTCAGCGGCACGCGCGAGGAGTGGGCGCAGCAGGTGGCGAGGGTTAATGAGGTGTCGGCGGCGATAGACAACGCTAACGACACCGCCAGCCATCCGACGAAAATCGGCAGCGACAACTACGTGTACGAGTGGAACAAGGCGACAAAGGCTTACCAGAAGACTGGCATCCTCGTCAAGGGCGACAAGGGCGAGAGAGGTGCTACGGGCGCACAAGGAGAGCAAGGCCCGCAGGGCGCGAAGGGCGAGACGGGTGCCAGGGGTGCACAAGGTGCAACGGGCCCGCAGGGTGCTCAAGGCGCTAAAGGCGACCGTGGCGAGAGCGGCAAATCGCCGATCATCAAAAACGCATCGTGGTGGCTCTGGGACGAGGCGAGCGGGGCATACAAGGACAGCGGCATGTCGGTGTCGTCGCAGTATACGCTGACGAAGGAAGCCATAGAGAATGTGCTGACGGGTGATATCAGCTCGCACACGCACGGTGCTTATGCTCTGGCGGGGCATACTCACACGCAGTATGCAGCGGTTGGCCATACTCACAGCAATTATGCCTTGACAACTCACAAGCATACCGAGTATGCAGCTGTTAGCCACACACACGACAATTATGCGCTTACGGGGCATAAGCATACAGAGTATGCGCTGGCAACGGCTCTCAGCAGCTACTACACTAAAAAGGAGGTAGAGGATATGGTTGGCAATGCCGGCGGCGGTGTAGACGAGAGTTGGCTGCAGCAGAATGGGTATCTAAAAAAGAGCGACATGAAGGAGACTGTTGTCATTAAATTAGTGAGCGACAAATCGGATTCAGATACTGGACTGATTGGCGCGACTGTTACTGTGAGGGGTAAAGGAATTATATATACCAAAAAGACTTGGCAGGGTACTCCTATAAAGGTTGAGGTGATGTGTGATAGAGACGTGACGATAGAGGTTAGTGCTGTAAAGATGTATGCAAAGCCAAAGGTGTTGAAGTATGTGCCTTCACCGCTGTATAACAGAGAGGTGACGTTTACGTATAAGGCTTTGGAGCTGGGTGTGTTTGTCATTGATATAAATGGCAAGTTATATAGGACAGTGGGAGATGTTATAAATAAAACTGATATAGTAGGCGCACTGCTCGTTACAGATAAGGTGGCTATTGTAATAGCGGCTCAATTATTCCGTGAAACTAAATGGGGTAATAAAAATGGGCTTATTGATGGATGTACAGTTAATAGTGATGCAACTACAGCTGTTCAGGACTTTGCTGGTGCAGCAAATACAGCAGCCATCATGAAGGCAAATGCAGGTCTCGATACTGCTGCAAGTAAATGTAATGATTACGTCTTTCGAAATGGGAAAAAAGGCCACCTCATGTCGGGAGGTGAAGCCATAGAAATACAGAAAAACTTCGGCATTGTTCAGTCACTATTGAATGATATTGATCAGAATAACGCACCAGTAGAAAATATGTCGTATTGGACTTCTACACAGAAAGGAACTGATACTGCATGGGGCTTCAGAACAGGCGATGATACTCTTACTGATTACTATATAACAATACCAGAAAGCGATATTTTAGGAACCAATGCAGCTTTCCCCATCTATTCACTATACGATTAAAACAAGTAAACTATGGTAAAATCATTTGGAAAAACCGCTGATATGAGAGCAAGTGACGTATTGATTGAGAAGATTAAGCAGGTGGAGGGTTATCGGGCTAAGGCTTACAAGTGTGCGGCGGGTCGATGGACGTGTGGGTACGGGCATACTAAGGGTGTGACGGCTCGCACGATGTGCGACAAGGCTAAGGCGGAGGTGTGGCTGAGGGCTGACCTTGAGCCGATTGAAGTGTTTCTGTCAGCCATACCAGAGATTTGCAAGACGCAGGGGCGATTTGACGCTTGTGCCGACTTTTGTTTCAACGTCGGCATAGGCAATTTCAAAAGCTCCACTCTGTTTAAAATGGTTCGTCGCAACGCTGCCACCGCTGATATCCAGCGTGAGTTCTTGAAGTGGGTATATGCAGGAGGTGCGCCACTCAGCGGCCTGTTGAAAAGACGTAAGTGGGAAGCCGCCCGTTGGACGGAGTTTTGAGTTTTGAGTTTTGAATTGGTCGAAATGAATAGTAAAGAATCAAATAGTTAAGTAAGAATTGATATATATGGAAATGGACGGACTTGTTAACAATACGGGCGGACGGGCTATCGGAATGCTGATGTTCGGGTCGGAATTGGTGGACGTTGTGCAGGAAATGCGATGGATGCTGCTCGCTTTGGCAATCTTCATCATTGCCGACTTCAGATTCGGATGGGGCGAGAGCAACAGGCACTATGCCCTTGCAAAGGAGGCAGGCAACAGAACACTCATGGACAAATATAAATGGAGGACTTCGCGGGCCTTGCGCAGAACTATCAATAAGGCTATAGACTATCTGATGTGGCTCGCTATTGGTGTTGTGTTCGGAATGTCGCTGCTTGAACCTGTCGGGATAGCTCATATATACGGTGCGGTGGCAGCTATGTGTGTGGCATGGCTGTGCGAGCTGAAGAGCATTATAGGACACTTCTTTTATCTGAGGGGAGTGTCGGTTGAGAAGAAGACCGTTAACGGTTTTTTCAAGGCTTTTGCAATTGCTCTTGCCAAGCGCAAGGATGAAGATGTAGGTGAGGCTCTGAAGGAAGCGTTTGACGAGGGTAAAAAAGAGAAGAAGCAGGTATGA